CTATAAAATATCTAACAAATCATTTTTAGAAAGACTATTAAAAAAGGAATTGTCCGTTGTGATTAAATCTTGTGCCAGTTTACTTTTTTTCTTTTGCATATTCATAATCTTTTCTTCGACTGTATTCTTGCATATTAAGCGTACTGCAACTACATTTTTGGTTTGGCCAATTCTATAACTTCTATCAATAGCTTGGTTTTCTGATGCTGGATTCCACCATGGGTCAACGAGATAGACATAATCTGCCTCGGTTAAGTTGAGACCCACGCCTCCTGCTTTCAGACTAATAAGGAAGACACGTACATTTTCATTAGTTTGGAAGTTTTGAACCTTAGCCCCTCTGTCCTTTGTCTGACCTGTCAAATATTCAAAAGGAATATTTCGTGCAATAAGTTCAGCTTTAATTAGGTCAAGCATCCCGACAAATTGAGAGAATACCAGTATTTTATGTTCCTTGGATTTATTTTCAATCTGTTCTGTCAATACTTCAATTTTTACCGCATTATCTCCCGAATGTCCCTCCTTTAGTAATACAGGCGAATTACATATCTGTCTCAATTTAGTAAGACCCGTCAGAACGTGCATACTGTTCTTATGGATCTCTTCATCGTTCGTTGCTGATATAAATTCACGTAATTCACGCTCATAGGTATCATATACCTTGCGTTGTTCAATATTCATATCGCAGTAAATAACCATTTCTGTTTTTTCGGGAAGTTCTTTGGCTACTTGCTTTTTTGTTCTTCGGAGTATAAAAGGTTTAATTTTCCGTTGCAGTTCCAAAGCCCTCTTGCTGTATTCAAATTTGTCAATCGGCACGGCATAAATATCTTTAAAATGTTGCTTGCTTCCCAATAACCCAGGGCAGGCAAATGAAAGTTGTCCGTATAAATCAAAGGTGTTATTTTCTATCGGAGTACCCGTCAGTACAATTTTATTTCGGGACTGTAATAATCTTGCCGATTTGTAGCGCTCCGAATTGGGATTTTTGATAGCTTGCGATTCGTCTAAAAAAACATAATTAAATCTCATGGTTTTCAGAAAGCGAATGTCAGAAAGCAACATTCCATAACTTGTCAATATGACCTCATATTCGTGCATATTTTCTATACTTTTTTCCCTTTCAGCTCCATAATGGAGCAAGACTCTTATAGATGGAGCAAACTTTGCTATTTCTTCCTGCCAGTTAAACAATAGAGAGGTTGGAACAACAACAAGATTAGATGTATGACCGTATTTTTGTCTTTGCGAAAGGATAAATGCAATGATTTGAAGCGTTTTTCCAAGTCCCATGTCATCCGCAAGACACCCGCCAAAATTGAAACCGTCAAGAAAGTTAAGCCAATTAAGTCCCTCTCTTTGATAATCTCTTAATACTGCTTTTAAATCGGGAGATACGGCAATGTCTGGCATTTTACTAACTTTAATAAATTTCTCATTATAGCTATCAATCTCATGCAGTACCTCTTATTAAGGGGGATACAGAATGTAAAGAAATAGATATAATATAAAAAAGCCTCAAAAACGCCCTATTTATCATAGTTTGGCGTTTTTTTTATGCGGTTTTTAGAAATAACGGAATGTTAATTAACTACCATTATCTTACATTTAATTACCGCTTAAATCTCCTTTAAATACCAAATAAAGAATCTTTACTACTGTATCTAAGCAAATATCGCTTAAAACTACTATATAAGCGATAAAATAAGAAAATTAGCCATTAAAATAACACCAGTAATACCATGATCTATGGAAAATAATTCCAATACTCTAAAAATAGCTGGGTTTTCAGTTGGGTTAACAGTTGGGTTAACAAAATAGATGTTTATATACACCTATACGAATATGATAATGTATTTAAAAACGCAATAAAATGGAATATATTTCCATTTTCAAAACACTTAAAAACATTGTATATGTATAAATAAATAACTTAACTAATTAATACATAGATAAATAAATGAAATAGGTGTTTTAAAAACGTGCACACGCTATTCAACACTCACTTTGTGTAAATTAAGAGAAAGTATTTCTCGGAATTTTGAGAAATCATAAGCAGGTTCTTTAAAAGAGATCAAACCAGCATAACTCCATAATTCAGAGATATTACTAATATGGATTTCAATATCAGGAAAGGTATTGTAAGTATCATTATTATCTGATCTAAGTATTAAGAAATCTGATTTAGTAGGATGTCTAAACACTCGTTTGATTAGTAATGACTCTGCCTTAGGTGCTATTACTGCATGTATTTTACCTTCACTCAAGTTAAATAGATTGTCCACAAACTTTCCTACAAACCAGTCTTCATCCTGAATACCATTATGCATTGAATAACCTCCTACTCCAAAACATCTAAATGAACCATTATTAAGGTAAGGAAGTCTAAATTTTGGAAGGTTTTTGATGAAATCTTCTTTTTGAAAACCTCCACCAACATAACCAGCCGCTAATTTAACAGGTACAATCTCAATATTTTCTTTTTCTTGTTCCTTTTCAGGTATAGTAATAATAGAGGGCATTCTACCATATAATGTTTCAGGCTCGTTAAGAATATTAACTTCTAATACATCATCTTTTAGTAGATAATCAGTAGTAACGTTGAATTTGGAAGAAATTTCCAAGATGTGTTCTAGTGTTGGACGCAGAACTCCACGTTCAATTTTAGACAATTGGCTATTATCGACACCAATCATGCTAGAAAACTCATCTTGTGTTAATTTTTTCTGCTTTCTTAATTCTTTTATTTTCAACGAAATAGACATAGGTTTGAATTTTATGGTAAAATATTCCAATGTAAAATTTGATTAATTGGAAATATATTCCAATATTTGTTACATCGTTATGACAAAAGTATAAATAAATATGGAAAATGTTACAAGATTGGAACAATTAAAGCCAAAAATGCAAATGGGAGATTTTGATTTGGTTGCTGAAATGATTAACGCTCCATCTCGTGAGGCTGCTAAAATGAGATTGAGACGTGGTGATGAGCAAGCTTTAAATGCTTTAAAAACATTAATTGAAAAAAGAGAATCAATCGTAAAAGAATTTCAAAATGATAATAATCAATAAAATTCAAATGATAGCAATTAATGATTATTTGAAATCATTAGCTGAAAGATTTAATCAAGAAGATTAATTGGTCTTCCCTTATAGCTCATTGGTTAGAGCGGTCATCCTTATTTGATGCGTCATCGGTTCGATTCCGATTAAGGGAACAAAATATAAAATTACGCTATGCCTTATTTATGGACGAATAACAAGGTAGCGGTTGAAATAGACGAGTTAGTTCCAAAATTTTGGAACACTCTCAAAGTTTTGCAAGTAGAACTTTGGCGCTACAAGGATAAGCCTTACGGTATTAAGCGATTGCAACTCGGAGGAAATGGACGGAAAATGCTCGTTGACTTCGATACGCTGAAAGACGAAATACAAGAGGCTTTGGGTGATCCTCGTAAAGTGGATAATCCTTTAGAAATGTTCTTTGAATGGGATGCTGATGCACCCACCTATTATGCAAAGTTTAAACGTGCTGGTTCTTCACTCAGTTCTGAGGAACAGGATCGCTATGTTTTGAATGCTTCAGTAATGAAAGCAATAATCAAATTGGAACAGGCTCGAATTTCTGAACGTGTAAAACTGAAAGGTTCTACACGTGGGATTTACGACACGCTAATAAAAGATATGATTGACTTTCAGCATTATTTGAAGCTGAATTATGAAACAACACATACGCTTCCTACATCGATACGATTCAGGGATTTATTTAAAGCCTGTAAAGAGGATTTATACTATCCATTGATAAAAGATCCTGAAGGTAAGAGTACACAAAATGCAAGAAAAGTAAGTGCAAGAATTGAAATGGTTTTGAACGCTTTGTTTAAAAACCAAAAACACAAACCTACACCTACTGAAGTTGCAAGAAATTATGAGGCGTTCATTAACGGTTATGCTGAGATATATGATTCGAATACAGGTGAAATCTTTGATCCGAAAGAATTTGAAAAATTATCCAGTTCAACAATTGTAAGCTATATCAACAAATGGGAGAATGCAATTGCAACACAAAGGAGCCGTGCTGGAGATCGTCAAAAGTACATTTCCAAATTTGCTCCTGCTGCTGAAATGGATTTACCAGTTTTCTCAGGTTCGCTGATGTCAATTGATGATAGACAGCCACCATTTTGGTATGACAAAGGAAAAAGAATGTGGTTTTATCTTGGTTTGGACGTGGCTTCGCAAGCATTTACCACAGTTGTTTGGGGAAAATCCAAAGAAGGTTTAATAGTTGAGTTCTACCGAGAAATGGTAAGGAATTACGTCGCTTGGGGTTTAAATCTTCCCTACGAATTAGAGTGTGAGAGTTCATTGAATAGTAGTTATCGTGATACGTTGCTAAAACCAGGGCATATGTTCCAGAATGTAAGAATCGAAGCAAATAATGCACGAGGAAAATACATTGAAAGAATGTTTGGTAAGGTTAGATACGGTGAAGAAAAGAAAGCCATCGGATGGATTGCACGTCCAACTGCAAAAAAAGAATCAAACCAAAAGAGTACTGAAGATAAAATAATCATTCCGTACAATCAATTAGTTGAAGATCGGTTGGTAGAGATTGAAAATTGGAATAATAGTCCACATCCACAAGATTCGAGTTTATCTCGATGGGATTATTTCGAGCAAAACCAATCTAATGAGCTTAAACCGATTAATTGGCATGGAATACTACCATATATCGGTCATTACACTAAAACATCGTGTAACGTTGCTAAAATCAATTTGCAAGGACGTAAACGTGTAATTGCTGAAGATGGAAAAATACTAACTGGAGAATCTCTTATTGAAAAGATGAGAATGATTGAAGGAAAAGATTTAGAAGTCTATTGGTTAGATGATCAAGAAGGTAATGTAATGAAAGCTTACGCTTATTATAATGACAAATTTGTTTGCGAAATCATGGAAATGCCGCGCTATAACCGTGCAAAAGCTGAACAAACAGATGCGTGTAAAGAAGCAATGTCTTTACAAAGTGCATATGCAATGACTGTTGAAATGTACACACGTGAGAAACTGAAAGGAATTGAGGATATCAATATTATCGATAGAACGCCTACACGTGTAAATAACAATTTCTCTTTTAACCGCAAACGAAAATTTGAAGTGAAAGAGATTGAAGAACCTGAGATTTTTGAAGATGATCTCGAAGAGGTTGAAAATGATTTAATGTTTAATCAAAGCAATCAATCCAATATAAAAAGTTGGCGAAGTGCTTTTCAATAAAAGAAATTATGGAATCTAAAATCCCACAACAATTTAAAAATAATGTAATCGAAGCTATAAAAGCTGATCGTGCAAACTACGGTGGTTCTACTGCTGCATATTCTAAAACAATAGGCTTGAATGAAGGTATTTTGAGTAACATTTTCACAAGTAAAGATTTAGAAGGTAAAATAAGTGATTCAAACTACTTAAGAATTGGTCGTCAATTAGGGGTTAATCGTTCTCAGCACAACTGGAAAGTTACTCGCACTTCTGTTTATAATGAAATTGAAGATAACCTAAATTTCTGTAAAGAAAACAGCACTTCAATGATTTTAGTTGATGATTGTGGAATTGGTAAAACTTTTTGTGCTACACATATCGTAAGTAGAATGAAAAATGCATTCTATATCGATTGTTCTCAAACAAAAACAAAGTTTGCTTTTATCAAAGCATTAGCTAAAACAATCGGATTAGAAGGCCACGGAAAGTTCTCAGAAATCTTGGAAGATATAAAGTACTATATCACTGTTTTGGATAAACCTCTGATTGTTTTAGACGAAGCAGGTGATTTGGAATATCATGCATTTTTAGAAATCAAATCTATATATAATGCAACAGTGGGAGCTTGTGGTTGGTACATGATGGGAGCACAAGGTTTGCAACGTAAAATAAAGCGTGGTATGGAAAACGATAAAATCGGTTATGCTGAAATTTTCTCACGCTTTTCGGATGAATTTGTAACATTAGTTCCAACAGGAAAAGAAGCTCGCGAAGAATTTTATACAGACTTAATTGGAACTGTTGCTACTGCTCAAATTAATAATAAAGCGCAAGTGAATAAGCTAATAAAACAATGTATTGACAAAAAGGCTACTCTACGAAAATTGAAAACATTAATTGAAATAGTAAGAGAATAAAAATGGCAAGAGGAATTTTACCTGGTCAGCTATACCAAAAGAAGTTTAAAAGCTTCGAATTTGATGGTATATGGTACGATATTCTGGGCGAACCTGAAAGAGGTGGTTTATGGTTGATTTATGGAAAAGAAAAGAACGGAAAGTCAACATTAGCCTTATCGCTAGCTAAATATCTATCAACATTAGAAAAAGTCGCTTATATAAGTGCTGAAGAAGGAACAGACAAATCATATCAACAACGTTGTAAGCGAATTGGAATAAGTAAGGATCACAAATTTATGAGTTATCCATACGACTTCTTTGAAGAATACTTGGAATTATTTAAAGGTAGACAATTTCCTAAAATAGTTTTCATTGACAATTTAACTGCTTATGATGGAGAAATAGATAAGAAAATGATTCAGAAATTAATTAGAGATTATCCCAAAATCACTTTCATCATATTGGCACACGAGGAACGCAAAGAACCTGTTGGAGCCGTAGGGGTATTAGTAAAGAAATTATCTAAAAGAATATTTCATGTAGTAGGACTTAAAGCGATTGTAACCAATCGTGATGGATTAGGTGGTGAATATTTAATCGACGACAAAAAAGGTCTACTCTATCACGGAACAAGCAACTAAAAAACAACACTATGAATTACGAAGTTATAAAAATTGAAATCTTAAAAGCAATGCGGTTTACACCGATGCAATGGCGCAACCAAATGCGTTGGTTTTTTGAAATATGGGCAATGAAAATTTCAAATGAACACTTTGTATTGCTTGAAGAGTTAAGTCGTAATGAACCAATTTGGAGTTGGTATCAAGCGCAATTTTGTAAAGCTGAAGAAGAGTTTTACAAACAAAATAGACTTTACATCAATAGTCTTGGAGTTGAAGCAGCAAATGAACTGTTTGAAGTTTTCAGTCTCTTAGCTTACGAAATTGAAGAAATATATCCAATTACACTAATCAATAATCTAAAACATAATGGACAAACAGTATCTAAATAAAAAACAACTTGAAAAGCGAATTGAACGATTAAATAATTGGCTGATTCAAAATCCTAATGATCCAATGGCAGGAACAGCGAAAAATGAAGTCTTATATTATATCAATCTATTATCAGATTTAAAAGATTCCTTTTCCCTAACCATACAAGATCAATGTCCAACCCAAATTCATCAACAAATCGGAACTTATATATGACAGACATAAAATTTACAAACGAGCAACTTCTTTTGGTTCTTAATTACGATACAAATTCGAAAGAAGTCTTAACGCTTACCGAAAGATGTAACATTCATAAAGCAATACACAGAGGTTCTGAATTAGATCGTTCACTTCGAACCAAAATAAAAGAATTGTTACTCAAAATAAAGGTTAACAATTACAAACCAAAGTTTTTCAATTGGGTTGAAAACATCGACAAAGGCGGTTTTGTCCTTCAACAAAGCAATTTAAAACAAACGTGGAATTACTTAAAATAAATTATATGACAACAATAGACATCGAGAAATTATCTCCAGCAGATTTAGAAAAATTACAATCTCAAATTAAAGAAAAAGAGAAAGCAGAAAAAGCAAAGAAACAACAAGATAAAGACTTGCTTAAAAAGTTAGAGAATGATGTTGTTTTAACTGAAGTTCCATTTTTTATCGATAAACGTGATGATGTAGAGGAACGTTTACTGAATCTTTTCAAACACATAGAGCCAGCAATTGAATTAAGAGCTGAAGTGTACGGAAATAAAAAGCGTGAGCAAGATTCGCACACCTTTACACTTGATGATGGTTCTGCGTCGATTAAAGTTGGTTGGAACGTGAAACCAACATTCAACGGAACAGAAGGAGAAGGAATTGTAAAAATACGAGAGTATATGTCGAGCCTTGCTGGAGAAACTGAAAACGAAAAAATTTTAATGGAGTTCTTGGAAATCGCTCTTAAAACTGATGCGAATGGAAACTATGATCCACGAAAAGTTAGAGAATTGAACAAAATGCGTGATCGTGCTAACAGCGAATTGTTCTCTGAAGGAATGGACATCATCGATAAGGCTTTGATTGATATTAGAACCTCACGTTTTGCACGAGGTTACAAAATGGTTGATTTCGGTGAAGGAAATATTAGACGTGTCAACTTTAATTTTTCAATCGATTAATGATATTAATGTTAGAAGCAATAGCAATCATGGTTGGAACATGGTTGCTATGTATCACAGGTTTGTTTACCTGTTTATATTTTAAAAGAACTAAAAATCACGATTAATTATGAAAATGGAATTTATAGCAACAATGGCTGGTAAAAAGGTTCAAGTAGAACCTAAGCAATCATCAGATATTAAAAATGTTACGAAAGATAAAAAAGTGATGTTATTTTTTGAAAATGGAGATGAATATCATGGCGTATTTCAATTTATAGATGGTTCAGATGTAGTAATCAAGAGTTTAACATCCAATCATATGATCGGATTACCAATTAAAAAATTAATAGAATTTTATCAAGAAAAATGATTATGCCACACCAAATCACACAACTATCAGACAAAGGGTATTTAGTAAACGGCAAAGCTGTTTATCAATCCGAGACAGGAAAATGGATTCCTGAAGTAAAATTCGAATGGTTTGAGATAACACTATTTAAAAACCATTTAAAGGCTATTCAAAAGGACGTTAAAGTTAAATTTCAAAATATTTATTAAAATGGGAGTAGATTATCGTGCAAATTTTGGTATCGGATTTAAGATAAAAGCAGATATTGACGAAAATGATGAATTAGATATCCGAGAATATTTAGATGAATTAATTGATAAGTCAAAATATTCATGGTTCGAAGTTGGTGATGAAGGTTATACGGGTGATGAAAATGATTATTATGTTGTTTTAGATGAATTAAAGCCTATTGCTACTTTAGAACAACGTGTTGAAGAATTAAGACAACATTTACTATCAGAACATTTTATTATAGATTCTGAAGAATTTGATTTAGTAGGTGGATTAGAAGTTTATTAATTATGACAACAATTAACCCAAAACAAATACAAATCATTCAAACGATTTGTAGTGGAAAATTCTCTAACCGTGATGAGCGGTTGGAGTTTTTCTCCGAGTTTCTTTTTAGAGAGGTAAAATCTACAAAAGACCTTTCAAGAAATGAAGCTGACGATGTAATTACTTACCTAACGACTGGTAGAGTTGCAGATTACACTTCTTATGCGCTCTTTGACAAAAACAATCCTCGACACATGAAAATATTATCCTTAGCCAAAGAATTAGATTGGATAGATGAAAAGACTGGATTTGCAAGTTTAGAACGCTTAGGCGGTTGGTTTCGATCTGCAAGATGCCCAGTACAGGATAAGAAATTAAAGGAAATGAATTACGAGGATATCTCCAAAGTTATTAAAGCACTTGAAAATATGGTAAAATCTAAATGGAAGTAAATGCAAAAAATAAAGTTTGAACTAAAAAATGATGAGCTGAATGTTATCAATCAAATCATCGAGAACAGAATAAACCAGCAAAGCCTTCCAACGCCTGAAACCAAATTAGTAGAATCCATCATTTATGAATTGGCGGACAAGATGCTCAAAAAATTCATAACAGAGCGAATGAATGTAAAGACTTTTAAAATCAGTTTAAAATATCATCAAGCTTATGCACTTCATTTTATCTTAAGAGATTTTCAGCAGGTTGAATCCGAAAGTCCATATATCAATATGGTTGTTTTAAAAATCGCAAACCAAATACACGAGCAATTATGAAAGGAAAAAAATACATCATAACAAGTGAACACTTCAAAGGAGAAGTGATTTATGAATACAATCTTAATGGTTGGTTGATATCCTTTCAGCATAACATTTCTAACACGATTGTAGGTATTGTAAAGTATTTTTACACCAACATACCTTACACTTTAGATATGATGCAGGAATGGGTAGAAAAATCTAAAGATTATAAAGTAAAAGAAGTACCTGCTGATTTAAGTTTTGACCGATTTTGGGAAGAATATGGTAAACATGGAACAAAATCCGTTGCTAAAAAGAAATACGAAAAGCTAAAACCTATTGAACAATTAGCAGCACTTCTTCATTTACCAAAAGAACGTGATAAAAAGAAAGTAGATGGAACCGCAATGCCGTATGCTGAAACGTATCTAAATCAGAAGAGATGGGAATAGATTATGATTTATACTGTAATGAAGTTCAGTTAGAAGTTAGAAACTTTATTATTAATTATCATTTTAAACCAAAAGGAATAATGATGAATATAGATACAGTTCGCCAATTTGAACGAATTTCAAGAGATAGGTTTCCTGGTCGATATAATGCTTTTGATTTTATTAATTTGACCTTATTTGGAATGAAAGTTTACAGATCTATTGATTTGGATGATGATAAATTTAAATTTTTAATTGATTAATATGAATCATGTAATGATAGATATAGAAACATTGGCAACATCTAATGATGCTGCATTAGTTTCGATTGCCGCTGTAAGATTTGATTTGTCAACTGGAATAGTTGGGGATTCTGTTTATTTCAAAATTGATAAACAAAGTTGTATTGATTTCGGTCTGAAAGTAGATGCAGATACAGTTGATTGGTGGATGCGTCAAAATAAAGAAGCACAAGAACAATTCTTAACAACCGAAGATCGTATCGAACTACCACAAGCATTAATTGAGTTTTGCGATTTCTTTAATTTCGAAGAAGATTATGTTTGGGGAAATGGAATTAATTTCGATTGTGAAATTCTTAGAACAGCATACAAAGCAACTGATTTGCCATTGCCTTGGAATCATTTTAATGAACGAGATGTAATAACTTTAGTTCACTTTGCACCTGATATCAAAAAGAATGAACCGTTTGTAGGTACCAAGCATCATCCAATTGCTGATTGCAAACATCAGATAAAGTATTGTTGTAAGATTTATGAAAATCTAAATTTTAATAATTAACAAAAGCCACTCGGATTGAGTGGTTTTTATCGTTTTATGGATATCCGTATTTTTATTATTCAGAATATTGTAAATTTACCTTACCAAAAAATATTGTAATGGTTGAAATAGACTTTAATACTCCTGATTATTATTTTCATGAAATCCTAAGAAAAAATACATGGAATTTTTCAAGTGCCAAAAATAACACGGATAATCAACAATTAAATAATTTGTTGATAAATGAAGATGGAGGGTTGAAAGTTTGGCATACATTTAAATATGATGCTATTTATATAAATAAACTAATTGATTTTGATGATGAATTTATTCAAAAAGATTATGAGTTAATAATCTCTACTGCTCAGATGTGTAGATTATGGATAGAAATTCAACGAGACAAAGCAGTATTTCCATTTGTTCAATTCTTAGTAGTACAGGATGATCATACAAGTGATATCTGTAGTCCGTTACATGGTTTAATATTTTCTGTAGATGACCCTGTATTAGCATATTATTTTCCTCCAAATCATTTAGGTTGTAGAACGACTTTAAAAAGATTGAGATATGGTGTACTTTCAAAAAATGTATCTTTACCTGAGATTCAAAAAGAATATCAATTCAATGTATATAAAATTGTTAATAAATACTTTGGGGAATATTTACCTTTTTTAGTAAAACATAAAATATAAATAAATGAAATACTTATACTTACTATTGTTTTTTGCTTCACTTTGCTTTGGGCAAACAACAGTTGAATATTCAAGATTAAAAGAAGAAAATGTGGCAATTTTCAATTTTAATAATACAGAAACAATTTTGATGTTTGGTGATGATAATTTAATTTTCAAAGATTATAAAAATTCAGTATTTACAACACAAATAGATAAAGAAGGTTCATCATCTTTGTTAAGTTTATTTTTCTTAAAACATGGAGCAAGTGAAAAACTTTTCAATGAATATATTTTATCTGGTGAAGATGCAGAATTAAATAGATTATATGAGTATATGAATACAATTATACCTGAATCAAATGGAGTTGTGTCTCAAAGTACAAAAAGAACTTTTGTAAATGGCTATCCTGCTTTGAGTGTTGAAAGAATAAAGAATACAACAAAATCAAATCAATTGAGGATTGATTATGTAATTTCAGCTATTGATAGATTAATATTTGTATCTATTTTAACAGATATAGTTGATATGAATTTGGTAGAAGAGTATAAGAAATCATATGGTAATTTATGGCAATCATTTGTTGAACAAAAAATCATAATTTAACCACAATAAACCCCAATTTGCAAATCAAGTTGGGGTTTATTAATTTTGTAAACATGCAAGCCAATCAATCTGTAAATATCAAAAAAGGACGTAATGAGAATCTTATTGCCGATCGCAATAAGCTGTTGACTGCGCGCTTTTATTTTTACAGCTCACTGAACGGTCTGAAGTTCTCTAAATGCCTTGAAAACTTAGAGAAAGAATTCTTTTTGTCTCAATCTCGCATTGCTGATTTATTAGCGGCTCACACCGATTATATCTGTCATTTAGAGACAGAAAACTACACGACAACTACATTGAAAGATTACTTTCCTTTTATGAATTGGAGCTATCATCATGGAAAGATGTCTCAAAGTGGATCACAGTTGTTTTTAGACCTTGCCTAAGTGTTTCATTTCGCATCGATTTTCGTTCGAATGGATAAAATTCTTCGTTTCCGAAACCTTGTAATTTCTTGTACACCTTTTGGCGTAATCGCAAAAATTCTAATCCTTGACTTCTAATTTCTTTTGGAGCTAAACTATTTGTTTCTGTAATTGCTTTTGTAACAATCGTTAATTTGATAGTTGCTCTTACTTCCTGTAATAATCGACTGATATTGTTTGTTATTGGATAATCTATCGATACTAAAACAGCAGGGTAGCTGATTGGAGGAACTTCAACCATTAATTGTCCAAAATCTAAATCACTAAACTTTATCTCTTTGATTTCATCTAATTTATCTAAAATTAGCTCGTATAATTCTTCTTCCATTATTTGAATATTTTTTTAAGTTCTACAATTGATGCTCGTTTTAAGCGTGCTTTTAAGTATGGCGAATCTTTGTCAGTGCCAATAAATTGACGCTTTGGAATATTTTGATGAATAGTCCTTTGATGTTCTTTTACTTTTTGCGTTTTTCCGTTTTTCATTTTACGCGTAAACGCTTTAACATTTTGATCAACTTTTCCACGAAAACCAAAATTGTGAACACGTGCATAAGGTGTGTCGGCTCCTCCAGCTCCGATATAAACCATATTATTTGTTATTCGAATTACTCGAACACTTCGTTTTAATTGTCCAGTTTTTACCAGTAATGCACGTCCTGTATCATCTGCCTTTCCCCATTTTGTTGGATTTTTTCGTTTATTCCAGACTTGTTGAGACTCTCCACTCCAAGCTTCTTGATCAAAACTATTCAATGAAAAATTAACTGCTTCTTTTCCTAATATTGGAGGTAGATTTCGGAATGTTTGTGCAAGTCCATCCTGTATTTTTTTTAGCCTATCTGTTACCATTTAAATAGCGTTTAAAAGGTTTTTAAATCATAATTAAAAATGTTGTATATTTGTACCAACGGGATTTCGATTCTGTGACCCCTTTAATTTAGGTTAAAGGCAGTAGGACTTAAGAAATTAAGTCCTACTTTATTTTTAAAAGAATTTATCTTTATCAAAAATATAGATCAATTTTCCTTTATGATCTATAATATAAATCCTTGAAGCTGTAATCTGAAACTCCTTTTTATCAAACAATTCTCGCATTTGTTTACTTATTTGATTAAGTGGAATATTGTGATTCATTTTAATCACAACATTATTTGATTGCTCCTGGCCATGTTTGATCATTCGACCAAGCTTTGTTTTCTTGAATTTACCTTCATAGCTTTCTAACTCCCAAAAATTAGAACCAACTTTTATATCAGTAACTTTTCCTGCAATTGGTTGCCCTTCAAAATGAAAATCAAAACTCCAATGTTGTGGTAAAATCTCAGGCATAATGTAGGTTTCTTCATTGAAATGTTCATTCAATGTTTTCGCTGCAACTTTTCGATTTTCAAATTCTTGTTTTTGGCGTTCTCTTTCTACTTTACTCTTTGAGAATTTCTCAGCTAAATTGGAAATATGGATTCCATCTTCTTCGTAATATTCTAAATCACTTCCTAATTCTTTCGGAGCATTCGCGATATATTTGTTTTCACTTGTAAATACTTCACCAGTTTGCGCAACATTATTTTTAAAAGCCTCAGGAATTTCAGGCAAAATATAATTCTGAGATGGAACGCCATAACGTAATTTCTTAACTGTTGTACGACAATTGAAATGATTAGGAGGAAAATAATACGCTAAAACAGGATCATCTACTGAAAATATTAATCCATGTAACGGACTACATATTTCACTTGTATGATCATCCTGTACAACTAAAAATTGAACAAATGGAAAGATGGCTTTATCTCGTTGAATTTCGTACCAAAGTCGACTCATTTGTGCTCCTGCAACAATGGTATTGTATTCTGTTTTAAGATAACGAACCGAATCTCCAATTACTTTTTTTGCTTCATACAAAAAGTCGCTCCAACTTCTTAGTCTTCCGTTTTCATCAAGTAATAAATTATTTAATCGAACGCAATCATTGTAATTTTTCGCAGCAGAAAATTGCCACATATTTTTGCGTAAAACTTCTCGCAAATAAAACTCTGGCGAATCAAAATCAACTTCACCTAAAATTGTGTTGACACCTTGTTCAAAGCGTTCAGCTTGTGTTTTAACAATTGGACGTGAAACCTTTTCTTTTGGAATGTCTTTCTTTTTATAGACTTCCTTTACCGTATCCATCCATTGAGCCGCTAACAAATCAGCCCAATCGGGTTGATTGTCCTCAGAGCTTAACTGATGTGAATGATTACATTCTTTATAATCTTGTTCAAGAGCTTTCCAATCCAGCTCCTCGTATAGAGTAAGCTCTATCGAGGAGCTTTGTCGAAAAAATTCTTTAGCTTATTCCAAAAAGATAATTCTTGTGCTTGTACCTTTTTTCCTTGAACAGGTTTGTTTGCATTTTTTTGATTCGGTTTTTTAACTGGTTTTTCTTCTGTTGGATCAGTTTCTTCTTCGTCTTCAGGAGTTGGTTCCTCTTCTGTTTCAGGTTTAGCTTTTCTATTTCCTTTTGGTAGTCCAAAATTTTCGTACCAATATTTTTCATCAATACCAGCTTCTGTTCTTTCGTCTACTTCAATTGCAATTTCTAATTGTTCTTTTTTTGATAATGCTTTTTCTTTCTCAGGAAATGAAAACCAACCACCTTTTACAGGATAACCACGTTTTTCAAGAATTGGTAAAAGTTTTTCATTTAAAATCCTTTGAATGTAACGTCTATCAGCTTTGTTGATATCGTTCTCTGTATCTCCATGAACTTTTCCTTGTGAATAACTCGCACCATCTTTTGTTGTCATGGTTTGACCAATTAATCCAATTAGAATTTGCTCATCACACCATTTTAAAAAGCTATCATGTACAACTACATTTCCTGAAGTTTCACTCCCAATCGTTTTGATGTCTCCATTTTTCGACATCACAATAGAGCCAGCAGAACCGCGTTTCTGAAATGCAGATTCCATTTCTTCGCGTCCCTTTTCATCGTCAGGATCGTATAGTCCTGCGAGTTGTGGGATGCCAAATAATTCACAAAATTGCGCATAATCTGCACCTCCATTCCGTTTAAAAATTGCATACGCCATCACTTTCATTGCTAAACCTAAATCGTTATCGTTTCCAAGGTTCAATAAGAAATCGTTATTCTCATACGGAATACCAACAGTATCAAATTGATTGACTAAAATTTGCTTTGTTTCTGTGTTTAAATGTCGGCGATCAATTAAATTGAATTTATATCCATCAGCAAAATCTAATTCTCCAACAGTTTTGCCTAATAGAATAGTATTCATGGCTTCTTTTAAAGTTTCCTCAAATTCGGTTGTATCGATAAAATCCATCATTGGTTCAACTTCTTTTCCTCCTTTTATTTGGAAGACAATATCAGCATTTGTAATGGCACGAACTCGTTTGTCCCATGCTTCAAAGAAAACAGGATCAGAATCCATTACTTCTTGAATTAATTCGATCAATGGAGCACGTCGACCTCTATCTGCTTGCTTTATGGCATTTCGCCATTTCTCAATTCCAACACTACTACGTTGCGGCGGTTTTACAATCAATGTTTGTGATATATTGATTTGTTTATTGCCTTTTTGATTCGCTTTTAATCTATTTTTTCGTGTCATAATTAATAGTAATTAGTTCGTGGTGGATTTGAATGATACGTGAAACTTGACGCTTTACTTCCGTCTAATTCTGTTTTTGGTGGTAATGTGGTTGGCATACCTTTATATACAGCCGTTAACCAATCAACAGCTTGTTGGTATCGAAATTTTTTGTCTTCATAATCAATACTTGGATTGGCTAAACCTATGAGTTCCCATATTGCAATGTCTTTTACAATTTTTAAAAGCAAAGGATTTCTTGCTGTTCCAGTTGTTGCAAAAACAGCTTCAATATCGTAATGCTTCATTAATTTTGAAGAAGCATATTCAATTGCCATGTCAATAGAAGCTAAAGCAATTGTTTCGTCGTTTCGTATGATTGCGCCTATTTCTTCTTCATAGGCGTGTGTTTTTAATTCTTCTACAGTTAAATACATAATATATTGTTTTATAAACTAAAGATAAATTTCAATGAAATCGTCTGTTAATATCTTGTCTGATTTCGTTGAATAGGAAAAACCTTTGGTTCTCCTGCACTTTCTTTTATTTTGTGATTGACTTTCCAAACTGCACCTTCTACACCGTCAGGCGCATCATCATTCGCACGAGATTTTGGTGATAATGCTTTGAATTGAAATTCTGTTTCTTTCATATGGTCATCATCCTTGTATTTTTCATTAAAAATCAATTTGTGATTAGAGTTTAATGGTTCAAGATTCGATTCTATACGAAAGAATTTTTCAGGTTTAGAACGTTCATCAGGTTTTAAAGGCAAAGTTGTTTTGTGTCGCTTATTTGCAGCTTTGATTTCTTGTTTTAGCATATCGTCAATCCATGGCCACTCAATCCAAAAATAAACAGCTACTCTATCATCAACCCAATTCAAAATATCGTATTGCCAATCCAACATTACAGATGTTTTGACGTGTCCACAATACATTCTAACTACATGATATTCATCTTTCCATTTTCCAACTAAAGCAGTTGCTTTTGTATCTCCATTTTTCTTGTATGAAGGATCGGTGTAAGCGATTAGAAATTTGTAATCTTTAAGAGGTCGCATTTTTCCGTAATGGAGTTTTTCGAATACCTTACCTAAAACAATTGGATTATTGAAATACTCTTTTTGTTGTGATTCTCGTGAGATTTTAGATAAAACACGGTCAATCATTGCTTCACTATTTTTAGTTGGCCAATTAGATTTACCATTTTCATCACGGATGTTGATAATTTCAGAAAAATCAGCAATTTCCATTGCTTTTTTTATACAACAGTAATCTGCGATTATATTTCCATTAAATATTACAAGTAATGGATTTGAAATAGAACGAGTACCATAAACTGCTTGCTCAAACCACTTCCATTTTTGATCAATCAAATCAGGATTACGACATTCTTCGTCTGTGTCGAAGTCATCCATAATAATACTATCAGGCCGTAATTCTTCATTACGAGCACCACGAGGAGATTGACGAGCACCAACAGCAATAAATCGACCGCCCATTTTTGTTGTAAAATCAGTTCCGCTCCAAGAACCATAATTAACTTGATCTCCATAATCATTTCGTAAACGAGGGTTTTTTTCAAATGCTTGTTTATAAGGATTAAGAAAGTTTTCTGCTGCATCTTTTGTGGCAGAAATCATAAATGTAAACTTCTTTTTACCTGTACAATGCAGGTAGAGTATTTCAAGCATTGTTCGTCCTGTTTTACTCATTTCTCTTGACCAAGGACGTACTTCGTACCATTCTGGATTTCCTAAAACACGTTTTGTTGATCTTTTATGAAAAGGCATTGGCTCTGCTGAACAATATTTTCCAAAGTAATATTTGAACCAATCTTCAGGGTTTTCTTCTAACTTTTTTATTCGTTTCTCTTTTTCCTCATCAGGTTCTGAAGTGTCAACGATATCAGTATTTTGTACGGATTTATAGTATTCATCCCAAAAGTCAAGAGCTGCTTTATCTTCTCGTGATTTTGTTGTTATAAATGCCATTAGCTACGTAATTTTTGTTTAATAAATTGATCTACATAATTGGCAAGTAGCTTTGTGTCTTCAATATCGTTTCGTCGTACAAAGTCTAAGAATTGAGTTAATGAGTTAATAATTTCAGGAAGCATTGCTTTAGTTTCTAAATCTTTGATATCCTTTACCAATTGACGACGAACAGACGCTTCTTTATGATCAGCAAATCGAGAACCTTCGGGTTTGTTACGAATAAATTCATTGATTTCCGCTAGTTCATCGTACATCAAAGCCATTTGTTCATCACGAGTTAAGACAATGTTTCGTTTTAGCTTCGTCCAATTCCCTTCTTTTTCCCACGCTCGAAGTGTCTTTTCGCTCACTCCAGTACGACGTTTTAATTCTGCAAAATCTGTAACGTTTTCCTTGGTGAATAAAAGCTTCGCAAATTCCTCTTTTTCCTTGCGTTTTTCTGCTGTTAATCTTGCCATTTTCTTCTTATTATGTAGCAAAGTTGGCGTGTAAGCTTCAGCTAATAAATTACTTCACTTATGATACCCTAGAATTTGGGGTATGATACCCTGATTTTTCAGGTATCATAGATTGACTTTTTTTACAGGCGGTTTTTCTAACCAAAATTTGCATCAGAAACGTGAAACAATAAACACAAAAGCTTATGCAAAAATCATTTGTCTTGAATGACGAAAATCAACAAAACAATTATGGCTTTCGTGTATTGAATGCAGGAATCAATTTGGAACGATTCAGACAAAATCCAGTTTGTTTAAATGATCATCGTAATAACACAAAAGATGTATTAGGAACTTGGATAGACTTAAAGTTTGAAGGATCACAATTTTTAGGTTCACCTGAATTTGATACAAACGATCCTGAAGGAAAAGAAGTCGTTCGAAAAGTAGAAGCTGGAAAAATTAAAGGCTGTTCGTTAGGGTTCGACTTTAATCCTGAAGATTTCGAAGTTATCAATGGAGAAGTTGTTTTGACTAAATGCGAGTTAAAAGAAATCTCAATCGTTGCGATTCCTTCCAATTCAAAAACAATCACACTATACAATACTGAAGGTAAACAATTGAGCGCTTCTGAAATTCAAAGCCTTTGTTTATCAGCAAAAGAACAAAATTTTAATCCAAAGGATATCACAATGAAAAAAGTAATTTCTCATTTACAACTCTCAGATAATTCAACTGAAGTTGAAGTTCTAGCAGCTATTCAAGCTTTAGAACTTAAATATACAACTGATACAAATCAGTTGAAAACCGAAAAGGCTGAGTTAAAAGCAAAATATGATGAAGTCATTGGCAAACAACAAGCTGAATTAAAAGCTTCTTATGAAGCAGAAAGAGATCAAGCCGTTAAAGATGGTCGAATTGATGAAGCGGGAAAAGCTCCAATCGATGAAATGGTGCTTAAATCAGGTTACGAAGCTGGTTTAAAATTATTAACAAGTTTACCTAAACGTACTCCAATTGCTGGTAAGCTCGAAACTCCTGCTGCGCAACTTGCAGCATTAGAAAAAATGAGTTGGGATGAATTAGACAAAGGCAATCACTTAGGAAAATTGAAAGCTGATAATCCTGACTACTACGCTCAACGTTTCGAACAACAATTCGGAAAAAAACCAAATCAATAATTTTTAAAAATCAAACATGGGATTACAAGTAGAATTTTGGCATGATACCATTCAAGAAAAGTTATTACAGGATAATACTTTCTTACAACATATTGCAGATGTATCATCTGACAATATTATTAATGGAACAATTGTTCATATTCCACAAGCTGGAGAACCTTCGAAGGTTGTAAAGAATAGAACATTGTTACCTGCGGCAGTTGCAGAACGAAAGGATTCGGAGATTTTATATTCAATTGATGAATATACAACTGATCCTGTTCGTATTAAAAACGCTGACACCGTTGAGTTGAGCTATGACAAACGTCGCTCTATCTTGGATCAAGATATAGCTAACTTATCGGAGGAAGTTGCAGAAGGTATGTTAACGAATATGGTTGTATCTCCAGTGGGAGACAATAAAGAATTACCATCTAAAAATATTTTGTTAACAGAAGGTGAATTAGTAGATGCAACCCTTCCTGGATCAACAGGAAAACGACATGCTCATGGCTTAAAAGATTTACAGCGTATGAAAGCATTGTTCAAAGCTCAGAAAGCTTGGACGGAAGGTCAAATGTATGCTTTGCTAACATCAGAAGCAATTGCACAAATGTTCCCTGTAGATTCTCAAGTTGTTGCGACATATATGGCGGCTACATCTGAAACTGAACGTAGAGCTGGTGTAATTTATAAAGTACAAGGCTGGTCGATTATGGAGCGTTCAAGTGTTTATGTAATGGATTCAACTTCAAAAGAATTCAAAGCATTTGGAGCAGTTGGAGAAGCAACAGATACAGAAGGGAATTTGTTTTGGAATAAAAACATGGTAGAGAAGGCAATTGGAACTACACAAGCCTTTGAAAGTATTGGTGATCCTACTTATTACGGTGATATCTATTCGTTTCTTGTAAGAACAGGAGGACGTGCAAGACGTAAGAATTATGAAGGAGTTGCAGTGTTAATGCAAGCAGCAGGAGTCTAATGATAGAGTTTTTTTTACCTGATAAAATAATCCTTGATGCAGGTCACAATCAAAATGATTCAGGGGCAGTACATAACGGAGTGACAGAATACGAAGTGATGCGAAAGTTTAGAGAAAAGCTTTCAGCTCGTCTGTCAAAGAAAGGTCATAATCATATTTCTGATAAAGACTCTGAAACAAATAGAGTTTTTCAAAATAGAATCAGGCCATTGTTAAAAACTGGAGACATCACTTTGGCTTTCCATCTTAACTCATCGGTTAGTGGAACTGCTTCAGGTGTAGAAACATTTATTTCTAAGAATGCAGGTTCTGACTCGAAAGCAGCCGCTAAGGATTTAGTAAATGGACTAGCTGATATTATGAAAATTCCAAATAGAGGTGTCAAGGTTGAAAATGAATCTCAACATTCAAGTATTGGAATTTTAAACCTTCGTGGTTCTGCTGTTTTAATTGAGTTTGGATTTATTCAAACAGATTTGAAAGTGTTCATCGAAAAAGAAGAGCAGATTCTCGATTTAGTTGAATCAATTGCTATTAAATACGATAGAAATAAATAGATATGAAACCAGAACTACCGCAACCTTTTTCAATTCAAGATATCGAAAAACGCCCTAAAGCGGTAGTTATCTCACTATTAATAGGATTGTTATTAATCACCTGTACAGTTATCGGTTTTCTTTTCGTCCGTAAAGAAGATGATCAGGAACATTGCGAAGCAGAAAAACAGGCATTAATTAAAACCATTCTTGAAGAGCGAAACGACAGAATTCAACTGTACGAAGGAATGATATTTTACAAATCCGAAAACCAATCGCTTCGAGAAGAAATGCAAACAAAAGATTCTATAGTACGAGATAAAACGGAAGGGTTCGTTAAAAAAATATTGAAATGAAAAATTTGATTACCATATTATTAGTCTTCATCAGTTGTGTTGCAACTGGACTAGCAATTAGAGAATGTCATAAATCGACTGAAAAAGAACAACAATTCAATGATCTTGTGAGTACAGGCGCCAAAGCGACCGTTATAAAAGAATACATCAGAGATTCAATTGAACACGTCGTTTATCAGGATCGAGTCATTCCAGACAATGAAGCTGCAAAGCGTTTAGCAATTTCCAAAAGCTATGCCGACAGTCTTGAAAAAGCATTAAAAATCTCGCTGAATAAAATAGATCAAGTCACAAAAGTAAACGCTGAGTTGAAAGCAAAAGTTCAATTAAAACCTAATGAAGCTAATAATTTGGTGTATCAAGATAGATGGCTAAAACTTAATTATAATCAAGATAGCAATCAGGTAGCGGTTAATTATGATGTTGGTTTAAACATCGCACGGTACAGCGACAAATCTTGGTTTTTAGGTAAGAAAACAAATTATCTCGATGTCTATTCCGATGATCCAAGAGTTACCATAAAAGGCTTACAAACATTTCGAGTCGAAGAAAAAAAAGAAAGTCCTTTTAGTGTTGGTGTTCAGTTGGGATATGGAATCTATCAGCAAAATAACCAAATAAAAACAACGCCTTATGTTGGTTTAGGGCTCAATCTCAAACTTTTTAATTTTTAGATAATGTCACAAGAAAATATCACTCGCGAGCAGTTAGCTCCAAAAGCATCAGAAATGATGAAAGCACACAATTTACAGGAAGTATATGTGTGTTCGGACAAACAAGGATTTACGGAAAAAGAACGTGCAAACGACCATAGTCGATATTTATCAGACAAAACAGTTCATCATTTTACTTCAGATTCAGTATTAATTTTTGAAGAAGGAAAGAAAGAACCAGTTGCAAAAGTTAAAGCAACTGAGACAGATGAAGAGCGTCAACAATTGGTTGCACGTTACGAAGAGTTGTATGGTAAAAAACCAAATCACTTAACTGGAGTTGAAAAACTAAAAACTCAAATCCAAGAAAAGGAAACCGAATTAGCTTCTAAATCTGATGAAACAGGTCAAGAAGAAACAGGTTCTTCAGAAGAGTCAAAAGATAATTCTGAACAAAAATCAGAAGAGAATCCAGCTGACCAAAAAGAGGATTAATCAGTGTTTAAACAATATTTAAAACATATTTAAATGGCTACAGTAAAAACATACGGCTTAAAAAAGATTAGTTCAGCAGAAGTTTCTGAAGATGGAACGATGCCAGCGGCATTAGAAGAATTATGTCAAACATATCGTGATTCGTGTGAGTTCACAGAAGATGATCCACAAATTACAGATGAATATTCTGATCAGGAAGATGATCCAATTCAAACATTCGCTATAAAAGGTGCAAAAAGTATCAAGTTATCCACTTTTGATTATTCACCTGAGTTGTTGGTTAAATTGAAAGGGGGCACTGTGGTAAATGGACAATGGGCAGAACCAGCAGTTATGCCTGAGATTTATCAAGCAATTGAATTATTAACAAACACAGATTTACCATTTCATTTCCCGAAATGTCGTGTAATTGCGAAGTTTAATACCAAGTTGGTGAAAAATGGATTGTCATTGTTAGAAATCACTTTGCGTCCTCAATCACCTGGTCCAGGAAAGCCAGCAGTTTTAATTGGTAAGAAAACGCCTTAATGGATTTCAAACTTGAAGAAAGAGCTGCGAATATTATATTAAAAAGAGGTGTCAAAGTGCCAGTCACGGCACCTCTTTTTTTACGCTTATTCGGAAAGAAAAAAATAAATCTCGTGGTGAAAGCTCTTTCCATTTACACCTTAAAAAGAGTAGCTGTGCATTATTTACAAATGCAAATCAAATCAACTGAAGAAATGACAATTCCTGAAGGGTTTGAAATTATCCAACTTCATGATAAAGCAGTAAGTAAGATAATCGCTGAATCAATTTTAAATAATCGTTGGTTGAAGTTTTTAGTTCCATTTGTAGCTTATTGGCTTCGTGGAGGACTTCAAGCAACAGAATTATTTTCATTGTTTCAATTGGTTATTGTTTATGGAGGGATTCATGATTTTATCAATACTATCAGATTGACAGAGGCGACACGGATAACGATGCCAATGAATCTGAGTCAGAAGGAGACAACGAGTTAACAAGCGAAAGCTTCCATAGCGTTGCAGGTTTTGTTTGGATGGTAGCAAAAGAAACAGGTTGGTCATACAATGAAATCATCTACAATACAAGTTTTGCTGCATTACAGTTAATGATTTCTGATGCACCTAAAACATCATACAAAAAGAAAGGAAACGAAGAATTTGAATCCGATGAGGATTTGGCAAATTGGCTAGGAGCTGAATAGAACAAAAAAATATGAGTGATTTAGACCCAATAGAATTAGGCATAGCAATCAATTCAGAAGAATTGATGCAAGAGTTTCAGAAAATGATGACTTCTTCTGATCAGTTGGATAAGTCACTAGAAAATACAAAAAGAAAATTTAACGAATTTGTACAAGCACAATTAACTGGTAATGGAACATTGAGCGAAAATGCTAAGTTGACAGAGGCTCAATCAAATGCAATAAAGCGACACGCAGAAGCTTTGGTTTGGCTAAAAGAACAGGTCGCAAATACATTTGATCCTACACAGTTAAAAGTCTACGAATATCAAATTCAGCAAGCAGAAAAAGCAATTCAAAACATTATAGACTCAGCGAATCAACGTGTTGATTTAATGGATCAGGCACAACTTGAAGCTGCGAATAACAAATTAGTCGAAGCAGGTAAATTGATTGATCAAATATCTGATAAAACGTTTACACCAAATTTCGCAACTCCTCAAGAATTGGAAGTTTTATCTGAGCATATAAATGCAACAGAAAATGAAATGGATCAGTTGGGTGTTGTGATTGATTTTGTATCAAATAAATTGGCAGACATTGATCCAGCCTCAGAAGAATTTGCTGCACTTGCAAATGATATCAACGAAGCAAACGAAATGTTAGGTCGTGCTCCTGCTATTTATGACGCAACTGGAAACAGTATCGATCAAATGAGTGATGCCTTAAAAGAGTTTCAAGCACAATTATCAACAGAGACTGATCCTGAAAAAGTAAGAATCTTAAATCAAAATATTGAGAATCTTCAAAAATCTATTGCAGCAGTTAAAAATGCAGGTCGAAATGGTTTTGATGAGTTTGGAAATAAAATAGTTGAGCAAAAAGAAACTGTAGTCCAATTACAAACTGAATTAGAAAAATTAATTCAGGATATGGCACGTCTACGTTTGGAAAATGAACACGGTTCTGAAGCTTATGAATCACTCAAACAACGCGCAACGGATATTCGTTCATCATTAGCAAGTGTCAACCAAGAAGTAAATGCAAGTGCTTCATCATCTGCTAATCTTGATACATTAGTTAGAGCAACAACAGCAATCACAGCAGGTTTTTCAATGGCACAAGGTGCAGCTGCTTTGTTTGGTTCAGAAAATGAAAATGTACAGCAAACAATTGCTAAAGTAACTTCTGTAATGGCTATTCTACAAGGTTTGCAACAAATTCAAATTGAATTGAAGCGATCTGATTCCGTAGTAACAACAGGACAAATAGCTTTACAACGCTTATATGCAATTGTAGTTGGAAATTCAACAGGGGCCTTAAAAGCATTTCGTATTGCTTTGGCAGCAACAGGTGTCGGTGCATTTATTTTATTACTTGGTGCTTTAATCGCGAATTGGGATGAAGTAAAAAAAGCGATTGGTTTAACTTCAGATGAATTGGAAAGCAATATAGAAGTTGGTAAAAAAGCCAATGATTTATATGCTAAAAAGATCTCACTCCTTCAGTATTTAGTTAAACAAAACAAAGAAACAACTTTATCTGAACGTCAGAAAAAACAAGCTGTAAATGAATTTAACAAAGAACTTGGCGATACGTTAGGAACAGTTAAAGATTACGCAGAACTCGAATCAAAAATTATTGCTCGAGCGCCTGAATATGTTAACTATATGCAGATTAAAGCGCAAGCTGATGCTGCATACATTCTGAGTTTAGAGAAACAAAAAGTACTCTTAGAACAAATCACAGCATTATCTACTGGAGACTTAGCCTGGTATGAAAAAATCAATCAAACGATTGAAAAATGGGATGTTTCGACCAATAACTTTTTTGGAGGTAAAAAGAAATTAAAAACGAATATCTCCAATGAAGAGATTATGAGTTTTTTAAACTATCCAACAAAAGAACAAGCGTTGAAGGCATTAAAAGCACAAGGGTATGATCAGGTAACTATTAAATATGTTGCAGATATGTACAAACAGCAAGTTGATGGAAATAAATTGCTTAATACATCAATGGATTTAATGGGTAAAGCAAGTGATGCAGCCGACAAATTAAAAATAGTTACCAATAAAGGCGTTTCAGCTGAAATAGAAGCAGCTGAAAAACAATTAGAAATAGCTAAAGCTCGTGGTAAAAATACAGATGCCTTAGAACGCTCAATTCTCAATAAAAAGATTGCTTTCTATAAAAATGATAAAGCTGAGCATGAAAAATGGACGCAAGCAAAAGCTGTATTTGAAGCAGGAGTAGCTAAAAAACGTGATGATAAATCGGAAGAAGCTCGCAAAAAGAAAGAAGCTGAAAATAAAAAAGCTATTGAAGATGCAAAGCGTTTGAGAGATGAACAGCTAAGTGTATTACAGGACATAGCAGATACAGAAAGAGATGTTCATAAACAAACATTGGAGCAAAATGCGCGTGAAATAGAAGATATAAAAGATAAGTATAACAAATTACGTGAAGAAGCAAAAAAAACTAAACTTTCTTCTCAAGTTATTCTAAGAATTGATACACTTGAAAAAACAGAAACTTCAAATGTTACCTATACACAAGGAACAGAGGAACTTTTAAAGCAACTTGAAAAAGAGAAAGAGATTTACATCGCTTTTGAACAGCTTAAGACAAAAGTTGGAGCTGAAGAGGTTACAAAACAGTATAAAAATCAAATGTTAGGTTTTGAAACTTTTTCTGAACGTATTCAAGCCGAAATAGATAAAATTCTAACAAAACCAGAGGCTGAAAGAAATAATGTTGAAACTGCAAGATTGAAAGCTTTGTTAGATATGCAGGATAAAATAAAAGCAGATGAGAAGTCAGATTCTGATCAAAAATATTTAGCTGCTTATGAAGCTACTTTAACCTATCAAGATAAAATAAAACAAATTGAAATTGATTATTTAGCAACTGTTAAACAGTTAGAAAAAGAAAATGATGTTGAAATTCGTAATGCTAAACTACAAGAGCTTGAAAAACAAAAGAAAGCAAAGATTAATGCTGTAAAATCAGAATATAACGAATCATTGGATATATGGCGAAATCTATCTTCTGATTTAACTGGGATTAGTCAAAAGGAGCTTGATGTACGCATTGCTTCTCTTGATGAATATTATAAAGAAGCTAAAGATTATTTAGATGAAGATCAAAAAAACTTTATTGACTCAGAGTTAGAACGTGCAAAAAATGTGAAAGGTCGTTCAGAACTTGAAACAAGAGAAAGAGTTGCGCTGGAAAAAAAGAAAAAGATTTTAGCAGAGATTGCAAAATATCATAATAAGAATGATGAATTAGTTGCTAAAGAAGCCCAAAGTCTTGAAGAAGTTAATCAGGAACTTGAAAATATCCAGCTTGAGAAAATGCAAAAAGTTGTAGAAGGTTTTCAAGTTGTTTCTCAAATATCAGGAGCGTTGGCAGATGCTTTTGCAGATTCTAACGAAGAGCTTTCTCAGATCATGAAAACCATTTCTGAATTAGCAGATGATGTTGGTAAAGTTGTGAATGCCTTTATGAAATCTATTTGGGATGGTATTGTCGCGCTTATAGCTGCATTAGTGAAATGGATAGGTAAGTTATTCTCAATGGGAAAAGCAGCTCGAGAATCTCGTAGAAAAGCAATTGAAGAACTTAAAAAATGGCAAGCTGAAATCATTGCTCAACAGTTGGAATACAATAAAACTTTACGGGATCGTGAATTGATTGAAACTCGAATAAATGATCTTTATGTCTCTCGTGTTCAAAATATCCGTGAAGAAATGGAGGCTTTGAAGAAAAATAAAGCTTCAGTCATGGATGATATGGATAGGATTTGGAAACGTTTACTTGGTTCTGAAACTATTTACGATAAAACCTTTAAAAAGAAAGGAGGTTTTCTTGGTTTTGCTAAAAAAACCAAAGTAGTTGATCATTATGATTCAGTAGCTAATTTACTTGGAATAGATAAAGACACTCAGATAACAGATGAACTATTTGCTAAACTTGAAAAGTTAAACGCGATGAAACCTTTAACAGGTGATGCAAAAGAAGCCTATGAACAATTGAAGAAATTGAAAGAAGAGTATGGTTCTATCGACGATGCTTTACGTCAATTGGAAATAGATTTGAAAAACGCTGTTACAGGTACGACTTCTCAATCTATTGCAGATTCAATTATTGAAGGGATTAAATCGGGTAAAAAGTCTTTCGCTGATTTCGCTGATGATATTGAAGGTTTCCTTCGTAATGCAATATTAGCTGGTATGTCTGCCAAAGTTCTTGAGCCTGAAATGCAAAAGCTTCAGGATTTACTTTATGAAATGATGGGCGATGGTGTTTTATCTGAAGAAGAGCGTAAGCAATGGCAAGAAATGTATTTGAAGCTTGCACAAGATGCGCAACAATACATGGACATGATGAACCAAGCAGGCATAAATATGACAGGTTCTGTTTCCTCTGCAAATTCATTGAAAGGAGCTATAGAGGGAATGTCAGCTGAACAAGCAGATTTGTTGGCTGGTCAATTTGGTGGTTTAAGACTAACACAATTAGAAACAAATAATATTCTGAAAAATGGTGCTGCTCAGCAATTAGCTGCAACAAGTAGAATGATTGAAGTTCTAGGTGCTATCGAAAATAATACAAAACGTACTGCAAATAATACCGAATTATCATTGTCAGAATTAGCTAAAATAAAAGAATTATTGAAGAAAATGGCTGATGATGGTGGTCGTAGTGGTGGAATTCCTTAATAGAAATTATGGCTGATAAAATAAACAATCAAGATTTGAAAGCTTCTTACGGGCTTGCAATTTTAACAGGTCGTGAAAAGTTATTGTCTTATCCTGAACGTAAAGAACCATTAAATTTTGATTGGAACGATCAAAATGGGAACGAGTATCATTTAGGAAAAGTATTTTTTAAAGACAATGAAGTTGTATTACAATGTGCAATTATGGCAAATGATAATGTTGAATTCTGGACGAAATATAATGCTTTTTTCAAAGAGATTTCAAAACCAAATTGGCAGCAGTTGTTCATTGATGATCACGATATGACTTATGATTTTTTCTATAAGTCAGGAAACAATTTTAAACACTCTTTAAAACGCCTTAAAAACGTAGTTAAAGTGTTTGTAAAATTCGATTTAACCATTCAAGTAAAATCAAATGTATTATAATATAAAAAGAAATAATCAAACTATTGCTTCAGTTGTAGCTGAAGGAACTTATACAGCTCAAATTATGGGTGAAGAAGTTGTAAATATGAGTTTTACTCTTTCTGAATCAGTTGAGTTTTTAATTGGTGATTATGTCGAAATCTATGGGCAAAGTTTTATATTAAATCTTGCCCCTGAAGAAGAAAAAATAAGTTCAATTCAATTCAAATATACCTTGCAATTTGAAAGTGTTAAGTATGAGTTAGGAAAAATACAGTTGCTTTTTCCTGACTCTTCTGACACGCTTTCAATATCTGATTTCTCAGTAATGGGTGATGCAAGAAGAGTTTTAGAGTTGATTATCCTAAATGCAAATCGTGTACAAAATGATTGGAAACTTGGAATTGTAGATGATACAGAAACGAAGAATTTTTCTTTCTCTGCTCATAATCTATTAACGGCATTAACAATGCTTGCTGATGAATTTGAAAATGAATTTTGGATTGATAAAGACAAAACAATTCATTTTACGACAAAGAAAGAGTTTTCAGGTATAACGTTGCAATATGGAACTCGAAAGGGGCTTAGATCATTGTATCGTTCACGCGTGGATTCATCAAACATTGTTACTCGTTTATTTGCATATGGAAGTGATAAAAATATTGCAGGAGATTATAGAAATCACAGTACTCGATTGAAAATGGATGTTCCTTTTTTAGAGGCTAATATTGATAAATTCGGAATCATAGAACATACTGAAATCTTTGACGATGTTTACCCAAATAGAAAAGGAAAAGTAACGGCAATAAATCCTAATAACTTTCTTCAATTTACAGATGATGGATTGGAATTCGATTTGAATTCTTCTGATGTCTTGATTCCGAATACAACTGTAAAAGTTACGTTTAATACAGGTCAATTAGCTGGATATACATTAGAAGTCAAAGAACATGGTTTTAATTTCAATACTAAAACTTTTGAATTACAACCTGCAGAACAAGAAAAAGCGATTACAGTTCCAAGCGAGTTAATGCGTCCAGCTGTTGGTGATGAATATGTCTTAACAGATATTATCATGCCTCTACAATATGTCACAGAAGCTGAAGCAGAATTAAAACGACGCTCAGAAGAATATTTAACAGCGAATTGTTTACCTCGTTTACAATATAATGTGGTATCTGATCCATTCTACTTTGAAGCTCAAAACATAGATATTGTCTTAGGAAAAACTATCAAGATGATTGATGCAGATTTTAATTTAGATGCTGATATCAGAGTAATTGGATTGACAAAGAACTTGCAAGATCAATATGATGTAAGTTTTGATTTAGCAGATGAAGTACAAGTTTCTCGTATTGTTCGCGAGTATTTAGATGATCAGCGATGGGCAAATCAAGTGATTACTCATCAACAAAAAGTTGATCGTAACATTCGACGTAATTATCAATTTACAAGAGAAATTCAAGATAATATTTTTGACACCGATGGTTATTTTGATTCTGATAAAATAAAACCACTATCTATTGAAACTAAAATGTTATCAGTTGCTGCAAGAAGTCAGCAATTTCAAGTACAAGATGTACAGATGAATATTGTTGATAATTCAACAATTCGTAATACGTCAGGGCAAATGGTACATTTTACTATTGCAGATTCTGAAAGAGTTTGGAATATTTTAGCTGCACAAATCAATAACATCTCAGCTGTATTTAATTATATTTATTTAAGATGTCAACGAGATGGAAATCAAGCCAGTTTTTTAATTACTACTGAACAAATAAAATTTGATGCTGATCCAAATTTCTATCATTTTGAATATGGATATCTCTCTTCAATAATGGAAGGATTTCGAAAGATTAAAACATCTTACGGATTTTCAGCTATTAATGGTGGAGAGATTACTTCAGGAAAAATATTAGGACAAAACGGTGATTTGTTTATTGATATTGATAATCGAAAAGTTGTTGGTAAAATTGAATTCACATCAGATTCTCCTGCTTTTAATCAAGTGAAAGATTCTATTCAGATTGGGGGTAGGAATTTGATAAGATATTCGGATTCATCAACTGTTGCGCCTATGACGAATAATTATAATTCTCATAATGTTATAACGGTTAACGGATACAACGGGCATAACGCATATTCTATTTTGAGCAACGATGGAAATTCTGGAGACGCGAAGATGCCGTTTACTTCAGGGGGGGCATTAAGTTATCTGTTTGGGAAAAAATTTGTCGTTTCATTTTACGCTAGAGCATCAAAATATGTAAATGCCAATTACAAGGTGGCAAATTATCAGGTCAAAGAATGGGATATTGGGACAAATGGAAGTGGTGATTCATCTGGGAAAAAATTATCCACAGAATGGCAGAGATTTGTTTTCTTGATAGATGAGAACTGCTGGTTTGGTGTTACGATACAAGCGGAGCAAGAACAAAATGTATTGATATCGTTACCAAAGGTAGAACTTGGCAACAAGGCTACAGATTCGACTCCAGCGCCTGAAGATGTAGAAGCGAGTATTGAGCAAGCTAAACAAAATAGTATTAACGCGTCTAAGGCATATTCTGATGCACAAGACGAGCTAAAACGTATTCAAACTGAAGCCTATGCTGATGGAAAAGTTACAGCTGCTGAGCAGCGAGCGATTGATGACGCGACAAACAAAGCTGAAGCTGCTAAAACTTATGCTGAGGCACAAGATAATTTACTTCGTACACAATTAGAAGCGTATGCTGATGGTGTTGTAACAGCAGAGGAGCAAGAACGTATCCAACAAATGCAAGATAATTTAGCTGCTGCAAAAGCGTATGCTGATGCACAGGCTAATTTGGCTAAAATTGCAGCTGCTTCTTATGCTGATGGTATTGTAGATGAGGAAGAAGCGCGAGCGATAGCTGATGCGACTGCGAAAATGGAAGCGGCGAAACAACACGCACAGGGGTTGGTGAATAATATTCAAATTGGGGGTAGGAATTTGATAAGATATTCGGATTCATCAACTGTTGCGCCTATGACGAATAATTATAATTCTCATAA